CAGCCATAGCTTGGGTTTATTCAATGCGGTAGCCATAGGACAGTATTCTCTCCTATGACAGCTGACAGCAAATATACTAAATATATTACTCTGTCGGTCTAATTATGTTCACCTTCACCTCGGAGATACTTTGCCCTCCAGAAGTGATGTCAGTTTTCTCGGTCAGACCATTCAGTCGCTGAGTGATGGATGCATTGAACTGCCCAACCATGCCGCCCTGAATTTGGTCGTTTCGAATTTCATCGCTTATGCGCGTGCAGATTGTCGTAAATGCTGAATATCTCCCTCCAGTGTTTGCAAAATAATCATGCACCACAAGCCCATTGTCGTGTGCAAATACTCTGAAGCCACTCATTGTGAGCGGTACCTCGAGTGGAATCGGCTCAGCCTTCCCAGTCTTATTTGAAAGTGAATATTGATATCTCGGATTGTCCTTGACTTTCTTTCTGTACTCAACAAATAGCTGATATAGGTCTTCTGGCTCTTCGAAGTTGCGTGGTCTTCCCGTTTTCATATCAATCCTAATCCTTTAAGTTTACTTTCTGCCCAATCCTTACCAGTTTTGCCACCCCACAAGAGGAATGAAACGTATCCGCAGTCCTCAGGTGCTGAATCCTCAAATGTAGGTTCTGCCCTGGATAGGTATGAATACATTCTCTTGATCGTGTCCACTGAAATGGGCTCTTGATTTGCGAGCTGCTGTCCCCGAATTTTTCCCACCTGCGTAGCGCACTTGTTGCCGAGCTCCTTGTTGAGTTCGATGCCTCTGCGTGCGTTGTTGCGCACCGAGTCGGGATAGTCTGAGTAGGTCTTCTCTGCGAAGGCTTCCATGTATTTACTTAGGTTTGACATTTGCTCGTTTACGTTTTGGTTTTGGTGTTGCTGCTGGAGCTTCCGTCTGCTCATCTGCTTCGATGCCTTCATATCGAATGCACTGTTCTGGTGCAGTTGTGCTGACGTTCTCCTCTTCGAACAAATAGCCGAATCCTATGGACACATAGTGACGGTATCTGCTGACATCTATATTGTCAACAACAAGCCTCATGTTTCCGAGAGTGGTATTCTTGACAATAGTCTGTCCCTTGTATTCATCTTTTATTTTCATAGTGTATGGTTTTTAGTGTATTTTTTATGTCTGCTATTAGGTAGTGAGCTGATGTCACTGGGATATTGAAGTACTCAGCCATTGATCGTGCTGTTGTGAGCCCTTTGTCGAAGTATGCCTTGGCAACTGCAATCTTGACGTTGTCTGTTAGCCCGTCTCGATAGATGTCCACTGATGACTTCCATCCCTGGTATTGCTGTTCGATTGCTATTTTGTAGCTGAGGTCCTCCCCATCATCGTATCGGTCTGGGACAGCCATCTCATTGGCGAAGATTTTCTCGTGCTTATAGCTGTCGACGTTCTTCCAGATGACTTGACGCTTGATTGAGTTGAGGATATAGCTCTTGACCTTGCCGACATCCTCGGTGTTGTCATTGATTTCGAGGCAGTGCAGATATGCGTTGGAGATGACCGTATCAATCGTCAGCTTCGGATTGTACTTGGAGCAGAAATACCTGGTGTATCGGTACAGCTCCTCATAGTGAGACGATATGTAACGGTCAAGAGTTGCCTTCATACCAGTTGATGAATTCCTTGTACCATATTTTTCGTCTCAGTTGGGAGCAGAAGCATTCACGATCAGGCTGTCCGGTCTCTGCGACCTTGATGCGCTTGAGCACGTTCAGCGTTAGTTTGCTGTATCGCTCTTGTTCAGGCATTGCCTTGACTGCTGTGATGTATTCTATTTGCTCTCTATCCATTCGCTGATGATGTAGGCACCCATCGCTGTGATTGCTGCCGTATATATATTGCCAGAAAGTGCCAAAGCAGTCCAAAATGACGTGCACTTCCAGCAACCAAAGCCAGCATGAATGTAATCACCAAGCTTTGTGCTTGGGATGACCTTGATGAATAGTAGGTCGATGACCCAGTGCAGCGGTTCGAAGTTGGCAATCAGCCACCCGAGTGCCAGATATGAGAGTATCAGTTCCATAGCTCAAAGATAAGTTTAAAAATCAATATGATAGCCACTGTGGTCACGAGTATCATCGTGGTGAGTGCTGCGAGGTATTCTTTGTCTGGTCTCATTGTTCTTCGTTTACTATTTCTAATCTGCCATTGATTGAATATCCAGTCAACCAAATCAGCTTTTCAAGGTGATATACCAAATCCTCAAGAGTTATATCCTCGTTGACGAACTCATAGCTGGCTTTATTGCCGTAGTGTGTTATTTCTATTTTCATTGTTCTTGTTGTTTAAAATTGTTGGAAAATATTACCTATCAATTTGACCTCATCAAATTCGTTTTCTTTAACAAGTTTTCTTAAATCATCTTGGTCATACTGATACTCTGTTGAAAATGTTGCTTCAAAATAATACCATTTACCATTAAGGTATAAAAATCTTGAAACACCACCTATAGTTTGCCCGATGTCATATACATCTCCATTTATAATTAATTCTTTCATTGTTCTTGTTGTTTAAAATAATTAATAATGATTCGTGTTTTACACATCCACAACCAACGCTTAAACTTCAACCATCTTCTTAACTTCTTATGCCAAGGGTCATCCTTTAATCTTTTGGCTGCTTCTTTTATCATTGTTCTTGTTTAAAGGTTACTTTTTCTAATTGTTCAAGTGTTGGGATTGCACAAGTGTAACTATCCTCACTTTTCTCTACTCGGTATTGTAGTTTTCCGTTTTTATGTCTCCTTGCTTGAAGCACATACTTATTACCCATATACCCTGTAGTTGATAGGTCTGTCCATTGACCCCAATTTCTATTAAATAGCTTCATTGTTCTTGTTGTTTACATTTCGTGTTTATATATGTGGCAATTTTTACCCCTTATCCTTGTCCATATTGGTTAACTCAATTAATGCGGCTTTTTGGTTCTTTTTGTATTCGTGTTTTAAACGCTCGCAGTACAACGCTGCATCTAACATCTCCTCCTGTAAGTGCGTAACCCAGTCAATGAAATCTAAATCAGTTCGTGTTAGCATAGTGCCGTACTTCTCTATTCCTCGTTGTGAGCGGTCATAAAACTTGCTCATCACTTTGAGTACGATTGGGTCTTCTACTTGTAGCTTCAGGTTCATAGGAATTTCATTAAGGTGTCGTAATACAATCTGCAGTCTTCTATACGGTCTTTAATTTGTTGGATGACTGCTTCGTCTTTTTGTACGTAGAATACTTTTACTCTGCGGTTTTTTGGGATTTGGCTAAATTCGTGTTTGCGTAGAATCTCCTCTCTCAAGTCGTAATCCTCGTCAATCTTATGCAGTTTCCAATGCGCTCTGCGGATTTCGTCCTCTACCATTTCGATAGGTGTATCAACAAGGCAGTAACAAAGCATTGACTGCTGCTTGCCAGTTAGCCACATATAACCCTGAAGCTGATAGAAGTAGTCTTTGTTAGGGATTTCGGTATCAAAAAACGGAAAGGTAGTAGCATCCCAAGAGCTTTTAACGTCTAAAAGTACTTCCTCCGTGTTTACGTCAGGTGTTCCCTTTATCCAATCGTTCTCGAAGTAGTCTTCGTTCTTGTAGATAAATTTGACGTCTAACACATCGTTTACAAGTGAGATAGATAAATCCTCAACTGCGTTACCTTTGTCCGTGTAACGGCTTGAAAACTCCTTGCGGATGCCGTATTTCTCTTGTAGAACAAGTTCGTGTATGTAAGTTTTGGCAGTTTGGCTTAATAGTTCGCTTTTAGAGCGTGGTGTTGCCATAATCTTTCCTATGGCAGAACATCGAATCTTGAGAGCTTTCATAGTGCGTTAAGCATATCAATTTGACCTTCAGTTAATGCAAAGGAGGATTCGAGTTTCTCTCGTGTAAATTCACCTTTGGCAATGGCTTGTACCGCTGCGCTGAAACGCTTTTGGTCAATTGCAGGAAGTTTCTTCTCCGTCTTTGAGTTGTCTTTAGAGTCGGGGTCTGATTCAGTCTCGTCAATTAAGAATAAACCATTGAGAGCGTACTTACGAGCGTAGCTTGATGCAGTGCCAGTGCATTGCTCACTTGACATTCCTTTGTGTTCTCCAAGCTCTGCAAAACCATTCGTTTGTACATTTGCTCCTTTGGCATCCCAAACACTTGCCGTAGCCTTTAAAAACAGCTTGTCTCCTACTGCTACAATCTCATCAGTAAGGAATAACATTAGTTCGTTTGCGAGTAGGTGCGGTTTTAGTGATTCGAGAATCTGCTCGGCACTTCGATACTTGTACTTTCCAAACGAGTTGAAAGAACCTTTTGGGCATTTTA